TGGAAAAATTGCAGTTTTTGTAGCACGCCATACCCTGAGTAATGGTAATCCCAGGTATGTAAACTATCCTAGTGGTGTTAAAATTCCAGTGTTTCCAAGCCACTTGCCCAACGGACACAAGTCAATGGTGCTAGTGGAAGGTATATTTGATATGCTAAACTTATACGACAAAGGTTTGCACAATGTAGTGGCTATATTTGGTACAAATACACTGCAAAACGAAACCAAACATAAATTACTGCCATTTAAGGCGCAAGGAATTACACACATTTACTTGCTAATGGACGGTGATGATGCTGGCCGTAAGGCCTCACAACAACTAAAACCGCTAATTGAGCAAGAAGGTTTTATTGTAGAAATAATTAATTTGCCAGACGATGTAGACCCTGGCGAACTTGACCAAGATAATGTATCCAGTATTAAAGAATACATTACAAAATAAACTTGAAAAACTAGCCAAGATACGCTATAATAAAGTATCTAAAAGGATATAATATGAAAATTGCCGTAATTGATAAAGCCCCAAATCGCACTCGCTACAGTGAGTATTTTAATTTTGAGTACGATCACTACCACATGAGTAGTAAGCCTATTCAAAAACTTCTAAAGAAGGACGTAGATCTAGAAGTAGATTTGGATGAGTATAACTATGTAATTTTGGTAGGCGCAGAAGCCACCAAAGAGTATGCAAAGGTAACTAGCGTAACTAACTATGCTGGTCAACTAATCAATGATAAGTTTATTCCTATCAGTAATCCTGCTATGCTGGCTTTTAAGCCGGAGGGTAAGCCTGACTTTCAAAGAGCAGTCGACAAAATCCACAAGTACATCGAAGGACAACTAAAGCCGATTGCAGAAGGCGACTACAAAGGTATCAATAATACTGAGCAGGCCAAGGAGTTTTTCGAAGAAGTGCTCCGTAACGCCGAAGGCTATGTAGCACTAGACACGGAAACAACTGCTTTGTACCCGCGAGATGGGTATGTGCTTGGTTTGTCTATGAGTTATAAGTCTAAGCACGGCAGGTATATACTCACAGACTGTTTAGACGAAGAATGTATGGCACTGCTGGAACAAATTGTTAGTAAATACAATATTGTGTTCCACAACATGAAGTTTGACTACAAAATGATTAAATATCATTTGGGTTTAGACTTTGATCGTCAACGCGTTCATGACACAATGGTTATGCACTATGTGCTGGACGAAGCAGACACACACGGACTAAAGCAGTTGGCCTTAAAGTATACAGATTACGGCGACTATGATTCAGAGCTAGACGATTTCAAGAAAGAATATTGTAGCAAAAATGGAATTTTGCAAGATGACTTTACCTATGACCTTATTCCGTTCGATGTTATTAGTCGGTACGCTGCAATTGACACAGCCGTCACATACGACCTTTTCCAGAAGTTCTGGCCTATTATTCAGAAAAACGATAAGCTTCTCTATGTGTATAAGGAGATACTGATTCCAGGCACGCTTTTCTTGATGGACATGGAAGAAATTGGTATTCCTATTAGCAGTGAGCGAATGGAAGCTGCTAATAAGTATCTAGACGAAGAAATCGAAACGGCTAAACAAGCTATTTATGCTTTCGATGAAGTAAAGCGTTTTGAAAAAGACACTGGTAAGATTTTTAATCCTAACAGTGTTATGCAACTACGGGTAGTGCTGTTTGACTATCTAGGCTTAGAGCCGACAGGTAAGAAAACAGCTACTGGTGCTATTTCAACTGATGCGGAAGTCCTTGAGCAGTTAAGTGAGCAACACTCGCTGCCTAAAGCAATCCTGAAAGTGAGGCAACTTGGCAAGATTCAGAATACCTACATTCAAAAGATTCTTCCAGAGCTTGATCGAGATGGTAAGATTCGTACCAATTTTAATCTTACTTTTACCACTAGCGGTCGGTTGTCTAGTAGTGGTAAGTTTAATGCTCAGCAAATTCCTCGTGACGATCCTATTATCAAAGGTTGCATTAAGGCTCCGCAAGGCTACAAGATCGTTTCGCAAGACTTGACAACTGCAGAAATGTATTATGCTGCTGTGCTGAGTGGCGACAAGAACTTGCAAAAAGTATTTAGCAGTGGCGGAGATTTTCATAGCACAATTGCTAAAATGGTGTTCAATCTACCTTGTGATGTAGAAGATGTAAAAAAGCACTATGGTGCAATGCGTCAAAGTGCTAAGGCTATTTCGTTTGGCATTTTGTATGGTAGCGGGGCTAGCAAAGTGTCCCAAACTGTTACAAAGGCTACAGGCGAACCTTACCCTGTAGAACAAGCACAAAGTGATATTAAACAGTATTTTACTAGATTTAATAAACTAAAACAGTGGTTGGATACTCGTAAAGCATTTATTGAACAAAATGGATATACTTACTCGTTTTTTGGCCGAAAGAGACGGCTACCTAACGTATTCAGCAGTGACAAAGGCATTGCAGCCCACGAAGTACGAAGTGGCATTAATAGCGAAATCCAATCGTTGGCAAGTGATGTTAACTTACTTGGAGCTATTAGAACTCAAGCAGAAGTTGATGGCAAGAAGCTTGACGCAAAAATCTTCATGCTCGTTCACGACTCCATTGTGGCACTAGTTAAGGAAGACCACGTAGATGAGTATTGCGAGATCCTAAAGCGTAACACTCAGCATGACTGGGGCTGCTCCATCCCAGGCTCGCCTATTGGAGTAGATCAGGATATTGGTGATGACTACAGCTTTGGAAACTTCGTGGAAACCTATCAAATTACAGACAATAAACTGGCCCGTATTTAGATTGGGTGAGCGTCGTCCTGAACAACGGGACGGAGTAGTATTTTACTTATCAGAGTACAGCGATAAGGATACTAACGAATATACGCACAGCTACAGAATTGTAGACGATAAAACAGTACAAAAAACTACTTTAGGATTAAGGCGCTTGGTTTTAAAAGATCAGGTCGCCTTATTTCCTATTGGTAGTGCAATATATTTTTTAGCAGATTTAATAAAATTAGCAAAAGCAACAACGTGGTTTATTGATAGCCACGGACAAGTATTTCAACATAAAAAATTCAAGCGCGCCAAGCTGACAACAAAGCGTATTAAACAAGTTTTACCTGCGCAGGGACTAGGGTGTGTATTAGAAATTGAGGGTCTGGCTAGTAGATTCAAGTCTATTAGACGGCCATCAGAGTCAGAAACCTATGCAACGCTGCTAGAAGTTAGTGGCGGGTATATCCTATACGGGCTGACAGATAAACTGTTAAAAGACACATGGAGACTAGTGTAGTGCCTAAAGCAATTGTATCGAATAGAATTTACATAGACGATCCCGGAAAAGATTATGTTAAACACATAATGAAAACGCTCACCTATAAAATTCACAAGAATACTGGAAGTAAGAAATTTAGTAGTGTGGAGACTATTCGCAACTACAAGGCACTAATCAAGGGCATTATTAGTATGCCTCAAGGACGACTAGACCTAATACCTGAAGGATATGAAATAGTCGATAAACGAGTACTAAATCCTGTGCCGTTTCCTAATCCTAAATTTGAGTTGCGGGAAGATCAGCAGGTGGTATTTGATGAAATCAATGACACTTGCTTTATTAATGCCTTGGTAGGTTGGGGCAAGACTTTTACAGCCCTTCATGTTGCTAGAAAACTGGGACAAAAAACCTTGGTAATCACGCACACTACTGCACTTAGAGATCAGTGGATAGAAGAAGTAGAAACACTTTTTGGCACAAAACCTGGTGTTATCGGCAGTGGGCAGTTTGATATTGAAGATCACGCTATAGTGGTAGGCAATATCCAAACAATAGTTAAAAATCTAGAAGTGCTAAGCAAAGAGTTCGGCACGATTATACTAGACGAAGCACATCACTGTCCAGCCACTACCTTTGCGGGTACTGTGGATGCATTTCACGCAAGATACAGAATTGCACTAAGTGGAACGATGATTCGCAAGGATGGCAAACACATACTATTTCAAGATTACTTTGGTAGTGTAGTGTATAAGCCACCGCAATCTAATACAATTAATCCCACTGTACATATAGTAAAAAGTGGACTAACGCTGAAGCCTGGCGCAACTTGGGTTGAAAAGATCAACGATTTGACCCAAAATGATAATTATAGAAATTTTATCGCTAATCTGGCTAAGTTACATATTGATGCTGGTCATAGCGTCCTTGTTGTAGCTGACAGAGTAGAGTTTTTAGAAAAGGTTAAAGAATATGTCGGAGAAACGTGTTTGTTGGTTACTGGCGACACGACCTTTGAAGAGCGACAGCTTGCAAAAGAGCAAATCCTCAACAGAGAAAAAATGTGCATTGCTGGCTCCCGCCAAATCTTTGCAGAAGGAATATCAATAAATGTGTTAAGCTGTGTTATACTAGCAGTACCAATGAGTAATGACAGTCTACTAGAACAGATTGTTGGCAGAATTATGCGGCCACACGAGGGCAAACTAAGCCCAATAGTAGTAGACATACAATTTGCTGGTTGGGCTGATAGAAAACAAAATACAGATCGACTTGGTCTCTACCTACGCAAAGGCTGGGAAGTTGTAACGGTTTAAAAAATTCAACTTGTATCGACCCTGCTGTTGTGATATAATATATTCTAAGTTAGAGACTATATGACTGTTTTCTTTAACCTTCAAACCTTAGAGACTAAAACTCAGTGTGACCCACAAAAATTAGTCGAAACATTAAAGCTGCATTATTTAGGTAAAACCTTACCAAAAAACGCTAAAGATAAAGTGAAACCACTTAGGGGCATAGTTGGTACTAGCTTCCTACTTAATGCAGCCCCACTATTTGCGGATAAGTATACAGACATAGTATATAAGGCACAATATATCAGATTAGCAGGCCGTAGAGACTATGCTTTGTATAAATTATACAGCTATAGGTATTTGGATTTATCCTACTTTTTAGACATTGACCTAAACGCAATCAAATACAATCCGCTACTAACAATAACCGAAAACAAAATACATTTTAAATACGAGGAAATAACAAATGGCACTTAGTTTTAAGCAAACCAAAGGCAAAGCACAATCTAATAAGGTAGAAACTTATGAGTATAAGGACGGCGAAAATGTTGTTCGCTTGATTGGCGGAGTTTTGCCACGATATATTTACTGGGTAAAGGGCACAAATAACAAGGATATTCCTATTGAGTGCTTGGCCTTTAGTCGTGATAAAGAAAAGTTTGACAATCTTGAAGAAGATCATGTTCCTGACTTCTTCCCTGATCTGAAGTGCTCTTGGAGCTATACTGTTAATTGTATTGATCCCAAGGATGGAAAGGTCAAGGCTCTTAACTTGAAGAAGAAGTTGTTTGAGCAAATCTTAACTGCTGCCGAGGATCTTGGTGATCCTACCGACTATGACACTGGTTGGGATGTTGTATTTAAGCGAGTAAAAACTGGGCCTCTACCATTTAATGTAGAGTACACACTACAAGTTTTGCGTTGCAAGACGCGTGCACTTAGTGACGAAGAGCGTGCTGCGGCAGATGCTGCTAAGAACATTGACGAGAAGTTTCCTCGCCCCACGCCGGAAGAAGTACTGGCACTGTTGCAAAAAGTTACCGCCAATCAGGAGGATGACGCTGGCGACGAAGCAGAGCAAGAAGCAGTTAAAGAACTCGGCTAAACACAAACAAAAGCCCGCTAATTTAAAGCTTAGCGGGCTTTTTTCATCTTTAAAATTATGAAGATTTTATTTACAGCCGACATACACATAAAGTTGGGACAAAAAAATGTACCAACTGAGTGGGCTAAAAATCGATACAATCTACTGTGGCAAGCACTTAGTGAAGTACAAAATAAGTGTGATATGTTTGTTATTGGTGGTGATGTATTTGATAAACTACCCAGTATGGAGGAGCTGGAGTGTTACTTTGATTTAGTTAATCATTGTAAAATTCCTACAATTATTTTTAGTGGTAATCACGAAGCAGTAAAGAAAGATACGACTTTTCTTAGTAATTTAAAACAAGTTACTAATAAAATAAATACAAATGTTCAGGTAATAGATGATTACCTGACTATTGAAAATATGGATTTTATTCCGTATAACAAACTAAAAAGCTATCAAACTTCACCAGTAGACTTTGATGGCGATGTATTGTTTACTCATGTTCGAGGAGAAATACCTCCTCATGTAAAGCCAGAAGTAGACTTGAGTATATTTAGTCGCTGGCAAGCAGTATTAGCAGGTGATTTGCACAGCTATGAAAACTGTCAACAAAATATACTATATCCCGGTAGCCCTGTTACCACTAGTTTTCATAGATCTAAGGTAGAGACTGGTGTTATTGTATTTGATACAGTGACTATGGAGCATGAGTGGGTTAAGTTAAATATGCCGCAGCTGTTACGAAAAACAGTAGGTGTAACAGACCCTAAACCGCCAACAGACTTTGACCACACAATCTACGAAGTCGAAGGCGATATGCAAGAACTTGGTGAGCTAGAAGATAGCGAACTAATTGCTAACAAGGTGCTAAAGCGCGACAGCGATACTGCGCTGATTCTTGACCAAGACATGACAATTAGTGAAGAAGTAGCCGAGTATTTGCGATTCATCCTAAACTTACCAGAGCCTACCATTGAACTAGCCTTAAAGGAATTACAAAACTATGCAGACAAAATCGAACAAGTATAGCACCGCACAAGTATGGTCGCAAAGTAACTGCCCTGCTTGCGAAGAAGCTAAAAGATTGTTAGAAAGGCATGGTGTGCCTTATGCTGTTTGCGAGATTGGTCTGAATACGGGATACACTAAAAAAGATCTTATAGATTTAGTTCCTAGTGCAAGAAGTGTTCCGCAAATATTTTTAAACGGTTTTCATGTGGGTGGACTACTAGAATTAAAGAAACTACTAAATGATAACAATCAAAGAGCTCAGATGGAGTAACGCATTTAGTTACGGGCCAGACAACAAAATCAATTTTGTTAATGCACCACTAACACAACTGGTAGGCAAGAATGGGCACGGTAAAAGTAGTATTGCCCTTATACTAGAAGAAGTGTTGTTTAATAAAAACAGCAAAGGTATTAAAAAGGCAGACATTCTTAACAGATACGTCAAAGACAAGAATTATCATATTGAACTAGACTTTGACAAAGACGGTGTTGAGTACAGCATTAAAACTCAACGAGGAACTACACAGTCTGTTAAACTTTTAAAGAATGGTGCAGATATTAGTGCACACACTGCTACCGCTACTTATAAAATTATTGAAGACATTTTAGGATTTGATCACAAAAGCTTTTCGCAAATTGTCTATCAAAGCCACGCTAGCAGTTTAGAGTTTTTAACTGCTGCAGATACTGCTCGCAAAAAGTTTCTTATTGAAATTTTAAATTTAGGCAAGTACACTAGAGCACAAGAAGTTTTCAAAGAAGTAGCACAAGAGTTAAACGAAAGCATTGCAACCGCAAAAGCACAAGTAACCACTGTAAAAACTTGGCTAGATAAGTACAGCAACACTGATCTTACGCTAAAGGAGTTTACAGATGTGCCAATGCTTGACGAAGCTTTAGTGACTAATGGCAGCGGTCTAGAGCAGAGCTTACAAGGCATTGAGCAAACTAATAAAAAGATTACTCAAAACAATACTTATAAGCAACTACAGTCAAATTTAAAGCTGTTGCCAATACCGCCAAAGCCTCAAGAAAAGGAAGATCCTTATACCAAGCTACAGATTGAGGCTGCCAAAGAGTACAGTACTGCTAAAGCATTTGTGGAAAAAATGTCAAAGCTTCACGGTACGTGCCCTACTTGCTTGTCACAAATAGACGAGCAGAGTGTAGGCAAAATTGTTCAAGAACATCAGCAGTTAATGCAAGATGCTCAGCAGCGAGAACTTGAAGCCACAGCAAAAGTCAAACAAATTAAACAAATGTTTAAAGAATGGCAAGA